ATGACAACTGAAATATCTGGTTCTGATTATGGAATCATGTATCAAGGTACATTGATGGTTGCTAAGTATGCTCTTGGTCACGGTATCCTCCGTCCAGAGTGTGCAGCTACAATCAAGTTATCTGCTTCTTAATTTCAATTTATGGGGTATCTTATTATTAGATACCCTTTTTTTATTACCATGTATCATTCATCAGAAAAGAAAAAGAAGAAAGAAAGAGACAAATTAAAGATTAAAAAGAAAGGTTCTTAATTATGTTTGGTAAAAAGAAAAAAGGCATTCTTGGGCTGAACGGTCAAGCTTACATTGATGCTTACAATAATAAAATGAAAGAAACTGGCAAGACTTCTCTTGCTGAAAAAGCAAGGTTTGTAAAAGAAAAAGCTAAGATTAGAAAAAAACTTATTGAATCAGGAGGTATGTAATGTCTGTTGCTGCTACTACTGAACTAGAAGCTGTCAATATTATGATGGCTGCTATAGGTGAATCTCCTATAAACACATTAACTGGTCTTTTGCCTGTTGATGCCCGTCTTGCACAATCTACCTTAGCTGAAGTTAATAAAGCAGTACAAAGTGAATGTTGGTCTTTTAATACAGAAATAGACGTTACCTTTACCAGAGACAGTACAACCAAAGAAATCGCAATAGCTACAGATATCTTAAGAATTGATCCTAATATTCATCAGCACCCTTCAATTGATGCAATACAACGTGGATTGAAAATGTATGACAGATTAAATAATACATACGAATTTGATGAAGATCTTATATGTACTGTTGTTTACTTTAGAACTTTTGATGAGATACCAGAACCTGCAAGATACTATATAACAATTAAAGCTGCTCGTATATTTGTTGATAGATTAGTAAGTGATCAAGGTTTAAGAACATATACAGAACAAGATGAATTAAGAGCAAGATCAATTCTTATGGAAACTGATTTGGCAAATGCTGATCACAATGTATTAAGAGGAGATCCATCTTTAACTAGTGTCTTTGATACTTATTCACCAGCAAATGTTTTAAATAGATAGTTATGGCACTTGTATCAAGAGCAATCCCAACACTATTGAGAGGAGTCTCGCAGGCTGCTGATTCAACAAAACAGGCAGATCATGCTGATATACAAGACAATGCTAATAGCGATCCTGTATCAGGTCTTGCAAAGCGTTCTGGCACTCAATTTTTAGCTAATTTAATTACCAGTGGTTCACCAATTGGTAATGCTCATGTAAGAATTATTAATAGAGATGCCTCAGAAAGATACGTAGCTATATTCACCTCAACAGATGTAAGAGTATTTGAACTGGATGGTACAGAAAAAACTGTTACTAAAGCTGATGGTGCTAGTTATTTATCTTGTAGTGATCCACGATCACAATTAAAAACAATAACTATTGCTGATTTTACCTTTGTTGTTAATACAACTATTACAACAGCAATGGATTCAACCTTATCAGCAGGTGGTATAACGCAGGCAATAGTTTTCTTTAGACAGGTAACTGATGCTACTACCTATTCTGTAACGGTTGATGGTTTTACCGCTACAAAAAATACAGCTTCAGATAATCCATTAAGCACAACTACTGTTGCAACATCTATACAATCAAGTCTTCAATCAGGATTAACAGGTTTTACAATAGCTAGAAATGGTCCTGTACTTCATATAAAAAAGAATGACAATTCAAACTTTTCTATAGATTCATCTGATACTCAAGGTAATAGTCAAATAACAACAGTAAAAAATTCAGTACAGCAATTCTCTGATCTACCAACAGTATCTCCTAATGGAATGGTTGTTGAAGTAAAAGGAGATGAGTCAACTAATTTTGATAACTACTACGTTAAATTTGTTACCAATAATGGAGGTGCTTTTGAAGAAGGGCAATGGGAAGAATCAGTAGAGGCAGGTATTGAATTTAAATTTAATTACGACACTATGCCTCATATTTTAGTGAGACAAGCTGATGGTAATTTTAGATTTGCAAGAGTTGATGGTGATAGTTATAACGTAACGATTGATAGTACAACAACTTCTTATACTTTACCGAAATGGGGAGAAAGAACTGTAGGTGATTTAGATTCTGCACCTAACCCTTCCTTTATTGGATCGACTATGAATAATGTATTTTTCTTTAGAAATAGATTAGGATTCTTAGCTGAAGATAATGTAATACTTTCAAGAGTTTCTGAATTTTTTAATTTTTTTCCTGAAACAGTTTTATCTGTTATAGATAGTGATCCTATTGATGTGGCAGCTTCTCATACAAAAGTTGCTATCTTAAAAAATGCTATCAGTATGGGTGAAAAGTTAATATTATTTTCTGATCAAACACAATTTAATTTAACTTCTTCATCAGATAGTCTTACCCCAACAACAGCTAACGTTATTGTTACAACTGAATTTGAATCTACTGATTCTGCACCACCTGTAGGTTCTGGTAGTTCTATTTATTATCTAACAAAAAAAGGTAATTTTGCTGGTGTAAGAGAATATATATCACAACAGGGTATTGAAATAAGAGATGCTTCTAACATCACAATTCATATTCCCAGATTAATACCAAATGATATTTTTAAAGTTGCAGTATCAACTAACGAAGATGTTTTAGTTTTAGTGGGTGCTACAAATCCTAATATTTTATATGTTAATAGGTGGCTATATGGATCAAGATCAGAAAAGATATTAAACGCTTGGTTTACTTATACTTTTAATACTAAAAGAGCTATTAAAAATATAGAATTTATAGGTACTGATTTATTTATAGTTTCTGATGATATAGGAGAAAGTACAGCTAGAGTAACCTTAGAAAAAATACCATTTGCCTCTGACTTTAAAGAACCTAATGCTTTATTTGAATATCATTTAGATCATAAGGTTACAGAAGCAACTACAGGAGTTTCTGTTGCTTATAACTCTGCTACAGACGTTAGTACATTTACTGTTCCATATAAATTAAATGCTTCAATGCAAGTGGTAGGTAGATATTTGGCAACAGGAGAGGCTAGTACTTATGTTGATACTCAAGGTAATACACAATCTTTAAAACCAGGACAGGTCGTAAATTCAACTAATCTTACAAACAATAGCACTAGTACTATTACTGCTAATGGAGATTACAGAAACAGTAAATTTATTATTGGTGAACCTTTTGAAATGCACTATAGGTTTTCATCTCAACGATTAACAGAATCATCAGGAGGACAGAAAAGTGGTGAAATTATTAGTGGTCGTTTACAACTAAAACATTTTTATATCAAGTTTGAAGATACTGGTTTCTTTAAAGTAGAAGTAACACCTGATAATAATACAACTTCCACACATAAATTTACTGGTCGTTTTCTTGGTGCTTCATCTTCTTCTATTGGTCAGATTAATTTAGAAACAGGTACATTTAAAGTACCGATTATGAGTAGAGCAGATAGGGTTTCAATAGATGTAAAAAATGACACGTTTTTACCAACAGTCTTATCAAGTGCTGAATATGAAGCTATGTTCCATATGAGATCAAGACGTATTTAATGGGGTATCTAAGAAAATCTAAATTAAGTGATCTTAATCATGTTGCAAAAAACATGAGAGTTATGGATAAAATTGAAGCGTATTATCAAACAGGAAAACAACCAGAAGAAGCACTACGACTATCTTATTTATATGGTCAGACAAACATGGCTATAGCTGATGATAATGATAATCCCATAGGCTTATGTGGTGTTATATCTGATGGTTGTATATGGATGGTGGCAACTGATGAGTTGTTTGATAATAAAAAATATAAAATACAATTAATAAGAGAGGGAAGGAAATGGGTTAATAGCCTATTGAAAAATTATAATTTGCTATACAATATGGTATATGCAGAGAACCATTCTGCTATAAAGTGGTTAAAGTCTCTTGGGTTTACTTTTATTAACTACCACGAAGAATATGGAAAAGAAAGTAAACCATTCTACGAATTTCTGAGGATCTCTTAAATGTGTGTCGCAGCATTAGGTTTAACTGCAACTCAAATGGGGTTGTTTTCTGCTGGACTAGGAATACAAGCTGCACAAGCCGTTCAAGGCAATAGAGCAGCTAGGCAGGCTGCTAACTATCAATACGAAGCAGCAGCCAGGTCAGCACAATCAGCAGAAAGAGCTTTTGCACAACAACAGGAAGGGTTAGCAGCAAATCTTAGAGAGACAAGGGCAAGTAAAGCACAAGAAAGATTGGCAGCAGGCATACAAGGATTACAAGCAAGAGGATCTATTGCAGCTACAGAAGGATTAAGTGGTCGTACTGCACAGCTATTAGCAATGGATGCTGATAGACAATCAGCTAATTTAAGAAATCGTATAAACCAAACAATGCAATCAGCAGAGGGTCAATACAGAAGAAATGCTTTAGGACTATTAGCACAAAGAGACAGCAGGTTGAACGCTGCTACAGATATGCAAAACCAAGCTTATGCAACTGCCAGAGCAAATACAAAGGGTATTTTTGATCTACTAGGTGCTGGTGTTTCTTCTTATACAAACTTAAGGAAATTCTAATGGGATCAAGTTATCAAAGCACAGCCTTTCAATCTTCAGCAAGACCTGTTGATACCTTTGTCAGGCAAAGTACTGTACCTTTAATAGAAGAAGATGGATTTAGTCAGCTAACAAAAGCCTTGTCAGCAGTAAATCCAGTGCTTGACTTTTATATGAAAAAAACTATTGAAGAAGAACAAGAAAAAGGTATTAATATAGCTATACAAGAAGGTTTAAATAGTGGTGAGTTTGGAAAAACTGTAACCGATATAAGAAAGAAAAAAGGAGAGGAAGCAGCCAATCAAGCTTTTAGTTCAATATTTGCAAAAAAAGCATATGGCAAACAAAAAGCAATAAATGCAGGTGCTAAAATTGATAATATCCTTACGTCTGCATATCAAAGAGACACTATAGACATTACAGATGATGATGGTAATACAGTTGCTAAACGTCTTAATGAAATAAATCCTACCAGTACAGAATTTATTGATTGGTATAACGGTAAAGTAACTGAAGTTTTAAGTAGTATTGAAAATGTTGTAGATGCAGAAATATTAAGTCAATATTTTTATCCAAAATTGCAAGGTGCAGTAGCTAATATTAATGATCATGCTTACAAAGAATATAATAAATTTGTTAAAAACGAATTAACATCAGAAGCTATAGTAAAAATTAAAGAAAATGCAAAAATATTTATTAAAGCTCAGACATTTGGTTTTAGAAATCCAGAAGCCAAAAAACTTGCTTTAACAGGTCTTCAAGAAGATTTTAAACAATTAAATGTTGACATGAGAAATGCAGGGATTACTGGTTCTGATGCTACAAAGTTAAATGAAAGTTACATTAATACTGCTGTAAATATGGGTAAATTGGCTGTTGCACAAGGTAATTATCAATATGCTTCTCAATTAGTTAATTTCTTAGGAGACTCTATACCTGGTTCTTCTCCTGGTAAAACATTAAAAGATAATCCTAAATGGCTTGAAAAGACAACAGATTTTTTTGCTGATATATATGAAAAAGAAGTAGAAAATACTTTAAGGTCAGAAAAATTGCGTAACGCACAAAGAAGAAATTCTTTTACTTCTAGAATTGAAGATTATCGCAATGAACAAGATCCAATATTAAAAGTTGAAAAGTATGAAAATTTAAAATTAGATTTTCCAGAAAAAGAATTTCAATCAGATATTGACGAATTTGGTCAAGCTGACAACCAATCTTTTAATCAAAAAGCAAATCAATTTATAAAAAACATAAGAAGAGGTCTTTATTTAGTTGATGGTGAGCCAGATACAGGTAGTGCTTTTCTTGAGTTAGATAAAATAATACGTCTAGATTTGACCCCAGATTCAGCTAGTAAAGAAGTAATTGAAGATCTCGAAAAACGTATAACAAATATGAAAGGTTATGCAAAAGATATTGAAAAGTATGAAACAAGAATATTGGATGATGCTAAATCAGCTTTAAGCGAACGATCTAGATTTGGTCCTAGAACTTTAACCAATAAAGACGCAAAACTATTGCAACGATATAAAAGAATTTTACAAGATCAGGCTGACGAAAGAATGACTGAATTTGAAGAAGAAAACAAAAGACCAATGACACGAAGAGAAGTTAAAGATATGTACAGAGAGCTAGATAATTTACTGAAATTTGAACTGGGAGTTTTTACGGAAGAAGAAGCAGGGGTAAACCAACCTCAAGGGGAATTTAAAATGAAGAAAGTTAATTTTCAAACTCCATTTGCAGCAGCAGATAGAAAGAAAAATCCTATTGAAGAAACTAAAAAAATACAAAATCAATCTTCAAACAAAGTATTACAAGATGATTCCTTTGATATACCACAACTTAAAAGCGAAGCCCCTAACACCGAAAATACGACACAAATTGCAGATAACTTAGCTACAGGTTTAGGAAATCTTATACAAAATGGTTCAGAGATTGTAAGTGATATAAGTACAAATTTAGGAGCTTCAGATGGAGATATGTTGGCTATGGCTGATACATCATCACAAGAAAATATTGAAGAACCAGAGCTTAACTACAGTGAAGACAGTAGAGTTCAATCTATAATAAAAGCAGCTAACGAACTTGGTATTAGTCCAATTCCTTTAGCAGCAGTCATAGCACAAGAATCTTCATTTAGACCCTCAGTTGTTAGCACTGATAAGGCCACAGGTAAACAATACAGGGGTCTAATACAATTTGGTCCTTATGAAATTGAAAGGTACAATATAAGAGAAAATATGTCGTTTGAAGATCAAATGATAGCTGTAACAAATTTTTTAAGAGATAGGGGAGTACAACCTGGTCATGGTGCAAAAGAAATATACGCAGCTATATTTACAGGTAATGTTTCTAATCTTGATAGAGGTGGTGCTAACTGGGAAGATTCAAATGGTACTACTGTAAATAAAGCATTGCCAAATCTTTTATCAGGAGGTTCTAAATATCAAATGGCAATAGATTTTTTACAACAAACAGGTATTTATCAAAACAATCAGTAAACAATGACTCAAACACCAACTAACAAAAACAATAAAAATGAGCCTATTATTAAAGGTCTTGAACCTTTAGATGAAGCAATACAAGATTTTAGTGCAAAAACTGTTGATTTTTTTGATAATACATTTCTTGGAGATAAAAGAACTCTAAAAGAAATAAGAGACAATAGAAATAAAATATTACAAGACGCAAGAAACAAAAGGAAAGAATTTCAAGATGAATATCAAAAAAATTTAGGGGTTGCTGGTGATGTTTATAGAGGTTTTGTATCTGTACCTCTTGGTTTGATAAATAATACTAACAATCAAATAAAAGGTTATTTTTCTTCAATAACAGGCAATCCATATGAGGAAGAAGATTTAATTAATCTACAAGCACTTGGAGTACAAAAACCTGGTGATGAAGATAGGCTTGGTTATGACCTTACTTATAACTTTGGTAAAGCTTGGGTGGGATTTAATACATCAAATAAATTTTTAAGAGGTGTTGGCAAAAAATATAATATTAGCCCTTTGAAAAATAATTTAGCCATAAGGTCTTTTGCAGCAGGTAATTTAGCAGATGCAGTTGCTTTTTCTCCTTACGAAAACAATTTATATGACCTTGCAAATAAATGGAAACCTATAAGAAATGATTTTTTTGAACATTGTTCAGCAGCAGATAAAGATGTTCCTTTTATAGAAGCAAAATTAAGACAACAATATTGTATGGGTCTTGCAGGTGAAGTACTTGGTCAAACTGGTCGTGTAGGTGGCAAACTTATTGGTGCTGGATCTGAATTAATAAAAACAGCACCAGAGACAACATCTGCATTAAAAGGTCTTTTTTCTGAAGAAACAATTAAAAAAGCTGATAATTTGATTGATGCAGCAAGAAACATAAGAAACAATCCCATAAAAAGAAAAGAAACACTTGATGTTTTATCTCAATATCAAAAGACTTCATTAGATGATGTAGATACTTTTGCTAGAAGCAATACTGAATCTCTTATAGATGAGGGTAATGACGATATTATTGATGAATTGTTAAAAGTATCAAAGTCAGATGTAGGTGAAGAGGTTACAGAAAATGTAGTAAGTAGATCAAAACCACCTGCAACTCAAAAGTTTCCTAAAAACTTACAGCCTACAAAACCAGTAGGAATTTTTGATCAAGAAAAAGGCACTCTTATTCCTAGTCGTAAAGTTTTACCTGATGCAGATAAAGATGCACAGTTAATTTATGACGGTATTAATGCATCAGATCTTACAGATCCTAAAACTACAAAAGTAATGACTGATCAAATGCAGTTAGGTCGTATTGTAAAAATGACTGATGAGACTACAGTTGCAAACCTTACTTATTTATTTAATAATTATGCCGATCAAACAAAAGAAACATTAGCTGATTATGTTCTTAAAGGTATAAGAGTGCAAAGAAGATCAGCAAGAAACATTAATAGATCTCTTGAAATATTAGAACAAGCAAGATTAACTGATAATAAAGAATTGTATGAAAAAGCAAAGCCAATATTTATTAGGAATTGGAGAAAGTTTACTAGCTTTATAACAGAACTAAAAGGTCTTAGATCTGAAATAGCAAGAACTGAAAGAGTAGGGCAGTTAGCAGGTCAAACTAGAATTGTTGATGGTTCTAAGTTAGACAATGTTGTTTCATTGAAAAAGAAAACAACTGATAAAAATGTTTTAGGTCAAATACAAGAACAAAAAAGAATTAAAGAAGATCAAAAACTAATGAAAGAATTAGTTCCTTCAGAGGAACAAATTGAAAGAGCTTTAGATTCAAAAGATCTTAATGAGCTTTTAGATTTCAGTAGAAAGCTAAGAACAATTAATGGTGATCCTAATGCACTTACAAAATTATTAAAAGGTGATGTATCAGGCGATAGTTTGATAGAAGACATAGGTTTTGGTTTAAGAATGAGTAAAGAGATTTATGTAAATAATTTACTTGGAGCAATAGAAACACAAGAAATAAACTTGGCTTCTGGTCTTTTAAATATGTTTTTAGGACCAATGAAATCAATTAGTTATGCTGCTCTTTCTGATGAAGGTAATACAAAACAAATAGTAAGAGGTATTGCAGAATTAGTTTCACAACAATTAGTTTTAAAAGATTCTGCAAAAATGGCAAGAAGAGCATGGACTCTTAATGAAAATTTAGTTGCACCTGCTAACAGAAAGTTTGTAGATAGAAGTAGTACATTTACTGAATTAGCAAACAAAATAAAAAACGAACCAGAAAATTTATCGTTTTTAGGGCAAAAATCAGAAACGGTAAATCAAGCGATAAAAAATTTAAACGTACCAGTAACAAAAGAACCAATAGAACTACCTTTTTTTAATAAAACTATTGCACCTATATCAATTACAAATGAAACAATATCTTCTTTAGTAAAAACTTTTGGCACTGCTGCCAACTTACCAGGTCGTTTTACTATGAGTTGGGGTGATGAATTTGTAAAACAACAAATATTGAGAAGCGGAAGTTTTGCTGATTTTTTAGAAAAAGGTTGGGAGTCTGGATTGCGTGGTGATCAATTTGAAACTTTTGTTAGAAGAGGTATGGAAGATATAGACAAATTATTAGTCAACCAAAGTATTGAAGGAGTTTCTGATTTAGCACAGGAAGTGTTTGCTAGAAATGCAGAACAAGCAATTTTAGATACTTTTACAAGGCCTATAGGTCAAGGTTATTTTAAAAAAGTATCAAAACCAATGGGTGAACTTGCTAAAAAACCTGGTATGGATTGGGTTAATGCTTTTGTTGGTACACCAGTAAATATTAAAAAGTTTCTTTTAAGAAAATTTCTTACTCTTCCAACTTCTTTAGTAGGAACAAAATATGATTCGTCAAGGCCAGGTAGTTTATTAAATAAAATAAATTTCACAACGGGAAAGCCTATTAATATTGGTTTTGGAAACGTATTAAAAGAATACAATGATGCAATGCTTAGTGATAATTGGAATACAAGATCTAAGGCTTTAGGAGAAGCAATTCTTGGACAAGGTTTTTTATTGGGATTGGGTCTTTTATCTTCAGCAAGAAATGACCCTGATGCTGAAATGGTTTTAGTTGGTGCAGGTCCTATAAATTACAAAGCTAAACAAGTAAGAGAAGATAAAGGTGAGATACCAAGTAGTGTTGGTTTTTTAAAAAAAGATGAAAAAGGCAATAAAATTATAGGTCCAGATGGAAAACCAGAAAGATATTACTTATCATTTCAAGGCTTAGATCCTTGGGAAGCTGTTATGGAAATGATGGGAGATTGGCCAGAAGTAACAGCCGAACTAGATGCAGAAGACAAAGAAGAGGCAGGTAATATTGCAATAGCTCTCGCTTGGAGATCATTACAAAATGATACTTTCTTAAAAGGAGCAACAGAACTTATGAGTGTAATGAGAAATCCAGATAGATTTGCAAGATGGATGAGCAGACAGATTATTAATAGAATTCCTTTTTCTGGAAGAGCCTCTGTTAGTGATATAGCTAAAAGTCTTGGGATGCCAGAAAGCACAGTAAAATATTTAGATATATATTCTTTAGGTGCAACAAAAATACCAATACCAATGTGGAGAACTACTGCTTCATCAATTAAAAGAGCTAATGATTATGATTATTTTGATGACGCTACAGGAATACAATATAATTTAGAAAATCCTAAATTTGATAAAAAAGTTCGCAAAGGTGATATTACCAAGCAAACAACAAGAGAAGATGGCACTCTTGTTGATGTTGAACCTAAAATACCATTAGTTGAAAATTATTTTAAAAAGTTTGGTTTAGAATTTAAGAGAGCATTATCTCAAGGTGTTACTGGTTGGGATGCTGATTTAGAACCAGTTCGTAATACAAAAACAGGTAAGTTTAGACAATATCCTGTAGGTTTTGGATTAAAAAATTACAATCGTTTTAAAACAAGTGAATCAGAAAACAATCCTATACTTTCTTTTATGGATGAAATAGGATATATAGAACCTCAATTACCCGATCAAATATATGGTGGCATATATTTAGATAGTGAAAATTGGTTAAAAATTAACAATAGTATTCCTTTAATTAGAGATGAAGATGGCGTAACTGTACAAGAAAAATATATTGAATATATTAATGATCCAGATACACAAAAACGTCTAAAAATATTAAGACAAGGCCCAAAAGCTTTAGATTCACAAAGATCAATTAGATATAGAGAACAAATTATTAAAGAATTAAGAAATGGATTTAGACAGATTGAAAGAGAACAAGAAGAAAGAGCTATCTATAAATGGATAACAGAGGAAAGACCAGATTTACTTGAAGCATATGAAAGTGAACTTGAAGCCTTAAACGATGGATATGAATTTAATCTTGATAACTTATAAATGATTATTAAACAAATTCTATATTTAAGGTAAACTAAAAATAACAAAGTAAAATCATGGCTACCAACACTGCAACATCATTTACTAACCATACTGCCCCTGGTTCTGGTTCTACTGCTGGTCCTTATGCTATTAGTTTTAGTTATTTAGATCAGTCTGATGTTGATGTAACCGTTAATGGAACATTACAAGCTCTAGGTGTTAAATATACTTTCACAAGTGGTACTCAAATAACATTTACTTCTGGTAATGAACCTCCTAACGGAGCTGCTATTGTTATTAAAAGAGATACTAATATAAGTGCTAAGAAAGTAGATTTTCAAGATGGTGCTGTTCTTACTGAAACAGATTTAGATACTAACAGTGATCAACTTTTATTTGGTCTTCAAGAATTTACTGACAAAATAAACGGTATAGAAGATGGTGCTACTGGAGATCAAACACCAGCAGATATTTTAGCAGCAATTGTTCAGGTAGATGGTGCTAGCTCTGGTTTGGATTCTGATAAGTTAGATGGACAAGAAGGTAGTTATTATGTTGATTACAGTAACCTTACTAATAAACATGCAAATTTAACTGCATTAGAGTCAGGTAGTATTAATAACATAGCAATTGGAGTTACTACACCAGCAGCAGGTCTTTTTTCATCCCTGACAGTTGATAATATTGGAGCAAATGGAAACGTAATTTCAACAATTACTGGCCCTCTTCAATTAAGTTCTGCTTCAGATGGTGACCAAACAACTGAAGTTTTAGAAAATTTAAGCATTGCTGGAAATCTTACAGTTACTGGAAATATAAATCAAAGTGGTACTTTTCAACTGTCTGGTACAAACGTTACATCAAGTGCTGCTGAATTAAACGTATTAGATGGAATTACCTCTACAACTGCTGAATTAAATATTTTAGATGGTGTAACTGCAAACGCTACTAACATTAATATTGTTACTGGTATGTCTAAACAGACAACCATTAGTGATAGTGATACTGCATTTCCCACCTCTGGTGCTGTTGTAGATTACTTTGCCGCTAGAAATATTGGTGATTTAGCTAATGTAGATACAACAGGTGTTGCAGATGGCAAGATATTAAAATATCAATCTTCAAGTAATAAATTTATTATTGCTGATGATACAGCAGCTTCTAATAATGCCTTTACAGGGTTATCTGACACACCTGCAAACTTTACAGGTGCAGCTAATAAAACACTAAAAATAAATGCTGCTGGTAATGCTGTTGAGTTTGTTACAGTAACAACTCCTAGTGGAAATATAGTAGATGATACTTCCCCTCAATTAGGTGGGAACCTAGATGTAAATGGTAAAGATATAGTTTCTGTTTCAAACGGCAATATCAAATTAAGTCCTGATGGAACAGGTAATGTTCAAATAACAAGTGATTTAATAGTTGATACTACTACCTTGGTTGTAGATGCTACTAATAATAAAGTTGGTATTGGAACAGCTACACCATCTACTGCATTAGAAGTAAATGGAACTGTAACCGCAACAACTTTTGCTGGTAGTGGAGCAAGCTTAACAAACTTACCTGCTGCAAATATTACAGGCACTTTACCAGCTATAAGTGGAGCAAACTTAACTAATTTAGATGCTGCTGATCTAGCAAGTGGAACTATCCCTTCTGATAGATTTGCAGCAGATACAATTGCTACAAGCTCACTTGCTGCTGGTGCTTTACCAACAGATGTAACGATAGCAGATACAAATATCTCTGGAAACTTAACGATTGAATCAGCAGATATAGTAGATGGAACAATTGTCAACGCTGATATTAGTGCAAGTGCAGCAATAGCTAAATCAAAACTAGCTTCTTCAACAGAATTGGCAGATTGAACAGCTTCGACAATTTGATTTTTTTGTCGCTCATTCAAGGAGGCGCTGCTAAGTGCCTTGTTTTGATAAACAAG